GATGGGACAACACCTTCATTTACTGAATTTGGAATTATTCGAACTGGTTCCAACTTAGGAGATTTTGATGTATCTATATCTGGTGGAAAAACTAAGTTAACTTTCACTCCAGTATCTAATATAGATGTGCAGATTAGAGTTTTTCAAAATGCATTAAGACTCGTCGATACAATGAGTTCTGATACTCTTATTGATTTAAATAATACTTCTGTTAATACTGGTTATGGATCTTATGAAAGCATAAACGCAGACGTAAAACGTGCATTTGATTTAACTCACAAACAACTTCCAATCTTTAAGAGATCTTTTGTTGGAAGTGCATCTACCGTAGTGGACATAGTTAACAATCTTATTCGTATACCAAATCATTTCTTTGTAAGTGGAGAAGAATTATCTTATGGTTATGCCGGGGCGGGAACAACTCAAGCGATTGGTATCATAACAACGTCTATAGTTGGTGTTGGAACAACTGATAAATTACCATCATCCATTTATGCCATTAAAGTTGATAGCTCCAATATTAGGGTAGCAGCCTCCGCAGAAAACGCATTAAAATCAATCCCAGTTCCTCTCAGATTATCTTCTGTCGGAATAGGAGATTCTCATTCATTTACCTCAAAAAAACAAAATTCTAGAGTATTGATAGGAATTGATAACGTAATCCAATCTCCTATTGTTTCAACAGCAATAACAACCACTCTTGCAAAAGAAATTATTATGACAGACGATATTATCACAATATCAGGAATTACTTCTTTCTTTGGTGGAGATTTGATTAAAATTAATAATGAAATTATGAAATTGGAAATTGTTGGATTTGGAAGCACTAATGTTCTCTTAGTAAGGAGACCTTGGATGGGAACAGGAATTTCTTCACATCCCAATGGATCTCTAGTAACTAAAGTTAACGGTGATTATAATATTATAGATAATACGATTAATTTTGTAACAGCACCATATGGACAAACTCCGATTGGAACTACATCAGGAAGTCCAGATAACGTAGATTATGTTGGAATAAGTACGTTCTCTACATTTAGTGGAAGATCTTTTATGAGATCTGGCATTCCAAATTCTGCAGATGAATCCTATTCTAAAAATTATATTTTTGAAGATATTTCTTCCCAATTCACGGGATATCAAACTTTATTTAATTTAAAATTAAATGGTACAGATGTAAGTGGAATTTCTACAGATAATTCTATAATACTTGTAAATCAAATTTTCCAAGGACCGAAGAGACTTGGATCATCTGTAAATATTATTGGAGATTATGCCCTTAAAGAAAATCTAGGTATAACGAGTATTCAGTTTACTGGTTCTATTTCATCAACTTCTTATGATATAAACACATCTAATGTTCCTCTCGGAGGGGTAATTGTTTCTGTTGCGTCGTCCGAGGGATTTGGATATCAACCATTGGTTGCTGCCGGAGGAACTGCTATTATATCTGGTTTTGGAACAATTTCTTCAATTAGTATTGGAAACAGTGGATCTGGATATCGTTCTGGAGTTCAAACTGTTAGAGTTGGAATCCAAACAGAAGACCTTGTAGATACAAACATTACTTACGTTGGTATTGCTTCGATTAATGATGGAAATATTGTAAGTGTTGCAATCACAAATCCGGGAGTTGGATATACTGCAACAAATTCACCAATTGTTGTTTTTGATTCTCCACTTAGTTATTCAAATGTTCCACTGGTTTATAGTTCTTCATCAGTTTCTGGATCTGGTAGTGCAGCAAAAGTAAACATTGTAGTTGGTCAAGGATCCAGTGTTATTGATTTTGAAATTACTAACTTAGGATATGGATATGGTCAAAGTGAAATACTCACAGTTGGAATTGGAGGAACAGTAGGAATTCCTACAGACACATCTCTCCCATATAAAGAGTTTCAAATTATTGTCGATAGAACATACTCTGATAGTTTTGCTGGATGGTCAATTGGAAATCTACTAGTGATCGATCCATTAGATTCTCTATTTGATGGAAAAACAGTATCATTCCCAATCAAAGTTGATGGTGATCAAAAAACTATTAGAGCAAAAACTGGATCTTTGATTGACGTACAAGCAACTTTATTAATTTTTATCAATGATATTCTTCAGGTTCCTGGCCAAGGATACAAATTTAATGGGGGAAGTTATATAACATTTACAGAACCTCCAAAAGTTGGAGATACTTCAAAAATTCTTTTCTATCAAGGAACATCATCTGTTGATGTTATTGATATTGATGTTTTGGAAACAATTAAAATAGGTGATGAAGTAGAATTATATGATGATGATATTGCTTTTGATGAAAATCAAAGAGTTGTTCTGAGAATTAATTCAACGGATAGCATTGATACTAATGTATATCCGGGACCAGGCATTTCCGTGAATGAAAATTATAATAGACCATTAATTTGGTGTCGCCAAACAGAAGATAAATTTATTGATGGAAATGCTGTAGGTAAAGACAGAATTCTGTATGAACCATTAATTTATCCAAATACAAAATTAATACAATCTGTTGGGGTTGGATCTACAGTAATTTTTGTAGAAAGTGTAAAGTCTTTCTTTGATAATGCAAAAGAAAATTACAATAAAAAAGATAAAATTAGAATACTTTCTCAAGATAACATAGTAGGAGCATCAGCAACTGCGGTTGTTTCTATTGCAGGAACTATAAGTTCAATAGTCATTTCAAACGGAGGAATTGGTTATACATTTGCTCCGTCCGTTACAATTGCAAATCCAGTAGGACTTGGATCTACTCAAAAGGCAGAAGCATTTTCATCAATTACTTCCGGAATCGTTACATCCATAACTGTTTCTTCTCCGGGCACTTCTTATACATTTACAAATCCACCTTTAGTATTAATTGAAGAACCAGAAATTTCAGCATACATTGAAGAAATATCTTCTGCAACTTACAGTGGTGATTTTGGAATTATTTCTGGAATTTCAACTACTTCTGTAGGAGTTGCATCGACAGGAATTGTTTTTGATTTAGTCATTCCCCAAAATTCCTTCTTAAGGGATGCATCAATAGTCGGATCGGCAATAACTGTAAGTGGAATACAAACTGGTTATTACTTTGTTGTTTATAATTCAAATATTGGAACCGGAGTTACATCACTTAGACAGGATAGTTCTATTGTTGGAATTGGAACTTCTTTCCTTGATAACATATATGAAGTTGCTGCAGTTTCAATCGCACAAACATCTGCAGTTGGATTTGGAGTTACTTACGTCGCAAAAGTAACGGTAAGTATTAAAGACTACAATGGATTAGTTGGAACTGGATATAGTAATTTCTTTGGTGAATATAGTTGGGGAAGAATTTCAACGCCAATTAGAATAAATGCTCGTTCATTTACATCGTATAATAATGGATTAATTGGAATTTCAACATCGCCAATAGTCGAAAGATATAATCCATTAAAATACTTAAATTATCTCTAATAAATAGATAAAAAACTGCAAAATGTCCGCAATTATAACTGATCAACTTAGAATTTTAAATGCAAAGAATTTTGTAGCAGCAGCAACTTCTTCTACAAATTCATATTATTCTTTTGTAGGTCTACCTAACGCTACAAATTATTCTTCAACATGGGATCAAAATCCACCTTCTCCAAAAGATTCTTTTGAGCAAGAGGATGATTATTGGGATACGATGATTGCTTTGAAGAAGATTTCTTCTAGTGATGTTCGTCAAGTAATTAGAAAAATTACTTGGGCTTCAGGAACAACTTATGATATGTATCGTCATGATATTAGCAGAACAAATACATCTAAACCATCTGGTGCAACTAATTTATATTCTGCAAATTACTATGTTATAAATGAAGATTATAGGGTTTATATTTGTCTCCAAAATGGTGTTGATCCAGAAAATCCAACGGGTAAACCATCATTAGATCAACCAACTTTTACAGATTTAGAACCAAGAACAGCTGGAGATAGTGGTGATGGATATATTTGGAAATATCTTTACACAATTAAACCTAGTGATATTGTAAGATTTGATTCTACAAACTTTATACCCGTTCCTAAAGATTGGTCATCAAATTCTATAGATGCTGCAATAAGAAATAATGCAGCAACAAGCGGACAAATAAAAATTGTTACGATTACTAATCGCGGAGTTGGATTAGGAACAGCAAATAGAACCTATACACAAGTTCCTATTAAAGGTGATGGTAGCGGAGCAGAAGCAACAATTGTAGTCAATAGTGATTCTAAAGTTGATTCCATTACAATTTCAAAGGGTGGTTCTGGTTATAGTTATGGGACCGTAGATCTTGTTTCTGGAAATGTTCCTACGGGAGAAACTTCGCCAGTATTCAATGTAATAATTCCACCTCATGGTGGACATGGCGCAGATATTTATAGGGAATTGGGTGCCTATAATGTATTGGTTTATTCTAGAATAGAAAACGACACGGAAAATCCAGATTTTATTACTGGTAATCAAATTGCAAGAGTTGGTATTGTAGAAAACCCACAGGTTTTCGGCGCATCAACAAATCTGACTTTAGACAAAGCAAGTGCTGTTTATGCTTTAAAGTTAACTGGAGAGGGATATAGTTCCGCATCTTTCACTCCTGATAGTAGAATTACTCAAACTATTGCATTAGGTTCAACAGCGGTTGGTAGAGTTGTTTCATACGATCAAACAACTGGTGTTTTAAAATACTGGCAAGATAAAAGTTTAGTTGGTTTTAACAGTGATGGGTCTTTAAAAACCGATCCAACTTATGGATATCAATTAAACAGATTTACTGCTAACCCATCCTCTGGAGGATCTGTAAATATTATTGGCGGCAGTGTAACTTTAGGAATTGATACAAATTTTGGAACACAATCAAATCCCGGTCTAAGTACTGTAATAAATAGTAGGACATATTATCTTGGACAATCATTTATCAACGGTGTTTCAAATCCAGAAGTTAAAAAATATTCTGGAAACATAATTTATGTTGATAATAGACCTTCTATAACAAGGTCAACAAATCAAAAAGAAGATATCAAAGTTATTTTGCAATTCTAAGTAATCATGCCCCAGGAAACTAACCTCAACGTCTCGCCTTATTTTGACGATTTTAATCCAAATAATAATTATTATAAGGTTTTATTTAAACCGGGATATCCTGTTCAAGCTAGAGAGTTGACTACTCTCCAATCAATACTGCAAGATCAAATTGAAAAATTTGGTAGTCATATATTTAAAGAAGGCGATTCTATAACTGGTGGTGGTGTAAGATATACCAATAATTTTCCTTCTGTATTAATAGAAACTTCATTTTCTGGAATTTCAGTATCAAATTATATTGCAGATTTATTAGAAAAAACTGTTGTAGGTTCTGTATCTGGAATAAAAGCAAAAATTAAAGCATATTTAAATCTATCAGCTTTTCCTGGAGAACCATACACTTTATATGTTAATTATTTAAGCTCTTCAAATGAAAATGATGTTTTCTTAAATGGAGAATCTTTAATACTTGAAGATGAATTATCTAATGATAGTGTAGTTTTTCAATCTGGCGTAAGTATTGCAAATGTTGTATCAGAAAACGCAACTGCAGTAGGATCAGCAGTTGTTTTATCTGCTGGTGTTTATTTTGTTAGGGGGTATTTTATTGAAATACCTGAGCAAACAATTATTTTAGAACCATATAGCGTTCGTCCTTCATATAGAATTGGTCTTGAAGTTTTTGAAGAATTGATTAATTCTGATGTAGATTCAAATCTAAATGATAATGCTAAAGGATTTTCAAATTATGCTGCACCTGGGTCTGATAGACTAAAAATTCGCGCTTTTCTCACCAAAAAACCAATTGATGGGGTAAAGTATGAAAACTTTATTGAATTGATGGTAGTTCAAAATGGAACTATAACTTCCATTAGAAAAAATACTCAATATAACGAACTATCTAAAGAATTTGCAAGAAGAACATATGATGAATCTGGAGATTATTATGTAATAGCACCATCCATTCAAGTAAAAGAAACTTTAAATGATTTAAAGGGAAATCAAGGCGTATTTTTAGAAAATCAAATAACTTACAATAATAATGTTCCAAGGGATGATCTAGGAACGTACATATTAAGTCCAGCAAAAGCATATGTTCAGGGATATGAGATTGAAACAATCTCTCCAACATTTTTGGACTTTGAAAAACCAAGAACTACAAAAATTTTAGAAAATCAAAGTATTAATTATTTAACTGGTCCAACATACTCTCTCAATAGAGTAAATGGATCTCCTATTTTAGGAATTTCTACATCATATACGGTAAGTTTGAGAAGTGATAGAATTGGTGTAACTTCAACTACTGCAGCAGGAAAAGAAATTGGTTTAGCTAGAGTTTATGATTTTGCTCTCGAATCAGGTTCATATAGTACAACTAATTCAAATACAAATGTTTGGGATTTATCTCTCTATGATATTCAAACATATACAGAAATTTCCTTAAACGCACCAATAACTTTATCTACACCAACTTATATTAAAGGAAAGGCAAGTGGTGCTGTTGGATTCTTAAGATATTCTGCAACAAATTCTGGAATTATTACCGCATATAACACAAAGGGATTTTTTGCTGTTGGAGAAAGTTTTATCTTTAATGGAATAGAAAATACCAGAGTTTCCACGTCAGTAACTTCATACTCTGCTAGTGACGCAAAATCAATTTATGGTGTTGTTGGATCTGCTTCAACTTTTAACGCTGATGTGGTTCAATCACCCCTAACTCAAATTGGTCTTGTTAATATTAGTGCCGCTAGTGGTGGAGTTAGTACAGTAACTAGTGCAGATTTGAATAAGTATTTTGTTGGAATAGCAACAGTAGGAAATTTAGTATCTTATTCAACTCCAGGTCTTACTGTTCCAAGTTTTGCAAAAATAAATTCGGTTTCTCAGAATTCAATAGTAATTTCAGCAGTTACTACGGTTAGTGGAGTTTGCGATGGAGCACTTCCTACATCTTCCATTAACCCTAGCGACTTTAGAATTTTAACATCAAGTTTCCAATCATCCACTGATAATACTCTTTATACTGTTTTACCAAAGAAAAATGTTGCTTCTGTTGATTTAACATCTTCAAGTTTAACAATAAGAAAGCAATTTGATATTACTATTTCCTCAAACTCAAGTGGTGCAATTAATTCTGGATCTGCAAATGAAACTTTCCTTCCATTTGATGAAGAAAGATATGTTCTTATTAGATCTGATGGAGTTACAGAAACATTAAGTTCCGATAAATTTGAGTTTACAAATGGTGGTTCTACTTTAACTATTAATGGGTTAGGAACCAATAGTTCTGCTAAATTGATAGCGACATTAAGAAAAATAAATATAAAATCAAAAGTTAAAAATAGAAATAAAGTTAAGTCAATCACAATTAATAGTTCAAAATATTCCCAATCTGGAATTGGAGCATCTACTCTAAATGATGGTCTAACATTTGCATCTTCATATGGTACAAGAGTTCAAGATGAAGAAATTTGCTTACTAGTCCCAGATGTATTTAAAATTCATGGAATTTTTGAATCTTCCGGAACAGCAGATCCTTCACTTCCAACTTTAACTTTAACATCTTTAACTGGGCCAACAAATAAAACTGGTGATTTATTAGTTGGAGAAGAATTCGTAGGTTCTACAGGAAAATTTGTCGGAATTTATGCAGCAAAAGTTAATGATTTAAAAATTAATTATATTGCATTAAATTCAAATAATATTTCTGTTGGGGAAGTTATTACCTTTAAACAATCTGGAATTACGGCTATTGTTTCGGACATTTCTTCTGGCGATAATAATATTACTTCAAACTTTACTTTGGATGATGGGCAAAGGGATACAATTTATGATTATGCAAGAATAATTAGAAAACCATCTGCAAAGGAACCGACTAAAAAATTAAAAGTTGTTTTTGAATGTGCAGAATTTTCAGCATCGGACACTGGAGATATTACAACAGTAGATTCTTATCAACAGTTTGATTACTGTGATCTTCACACAATTAATTCCATCAAAACTTCAGACATTATTGATATTAGACCTAGAGTTTCTGAATTTAATTCTGCGACTTTATCACCTTTTGAGTTTCAAGCAAGATCTTTTACTTCACTTGGAAATTCTGCACCTAACGTCCTTGCTTCGGATGAATCAATTCTTTTAAATTATTCCTTCTATTTACCGAGAATTGATAAAATCTTTTTAAGCAAAGATGGAATTTTCCAATTAGTTAAAGGGACACCAGAAGAAACTCCATTAATTCCGAATAATATTGAAAATTCCATAGAAGTCGCTACTATAACTCTTCCAGCATATCTCTGCAATCTTTCTGAAGTAAGTATTAACTTACAACAGCATAAGAGATATAAAATGTCTGATATTAGTAATCTGGAGAACAGAATTAAAAACTTAGAGTTTTATACCTCATTGTCTCTATTAGAATCTGATACATCCAATTTGTATATTAGGGACATTAATGGATTAAACAGATTTAAATCTGGATTTTTTGTGGATGATTTTTCCACAACTAATTCTCAAATTAAAAAAACAATAGTCAAAAATAGTATTGATGTTAAAAATTCAGAACTAAGACCATCCCATTATACTACAGAAATTGATTTAGTTCTCGGTTCAAATGCTTTAATCGGAATCGGAACAGTAGCAAATCCACAAATTGATCAAAGATTTGTTAATGATTTGGATGGTGTTGGAGTTAAAAGAACTGGAAGGGTTTTAACTCTTAGTTATGCTGAAATTCCATACTTATCACAACCTTTTGCTACAAGAGTTGAAAATGTAACTCCATTTTTGGTAAATTATTATGCAGGAACGATACAATTAAATCCATCATCGGATGTTTGGATTGATACTACAAGACTTGAACCAAAAACAGTAGAGGTTGATAATTATACTCAATCAGTTTCTCAGTTAGTTGCTTCTGGTTATGATCCACAAACTGGATATGGTCCAGTTATATGGGGATCTTGGCAAACTACTTGGACTGGAGAAACTAAGAGCAATTCTTCAGACACCGCATGGGTTGGAAATCAACAGATAAGAACAGATTATCAGACAACAACTAAAACCGGAACTCAATCTAGAAATGGAACTCGTCAAATTTTTAAAGAAACATTTAATAATACGAGTTCTGGGGATTCTATAGTAAGTACTCAATTAATTCCTTTTGTAAGATCTAGAAACATTGAGTTTACTGCAAAAAGATTGAAACCAACTACAACAGTTTATGGTTTCTTTGATGGTATTGATATTAATCAATACTTGATTCCAAAATTACTAGAAGTAACTATGAATACAGGATCTTTCCAAGTGGGAGAGACTGTAACTGGTTCAATTGAAAATGGTCCTTCTATTACTTTTAGAGTTGCTCAGCAAAATCATAAATATGGTCCATATAATAACCCATTAGATACATATACAAGAAATCCATACAATAGTAATGAAATAATTCCTGCGTCTTATTCTTCAACATCAACAATACTTAATATTGATACCTTTAGTTTATCAGAAAAAGTTCAAGGACAATTTTTTGGTTATGTTCAAATCGGAATGAAATTGAAAGGGCAAACTAGCGGTGCCGAAGCCACGATAAACAATTTAAGATTAGTTACTGATAATGTGGGAACAATTATTGGATGTATTTTTATACCAAATCCCAATGGAACAACCAATCCAAAATTTGAATCTGGAACTAAACTTTTTAGAATCACCAGCAGTAACACAAATTCTCAAGTACCTGGAGATGTAAAAACAAGCGCGGAAGAAAAATTTGAATCTCAAGGAACTCTTAATAAAGTTCAAGAGAATATTCTTTCAGTAAGAAGTATTAGATTAGAAACTCAAACTCAACAGGAAAGTTCTTCTGCTACTCAATCAAGTACAACTGTCATAGGAACTACAGTTGTTGGTACAGTTTCTCCTCCAACAAGTGGTGGTGGTACTACAGTGCCACCTACACCAACACAAACGGCGCCAACGACAAATGATCCAACACCATTACAACCACCGACACCAATACAACCCGGAGTAGAAATATTTGTACCGATTACAGCAGCGACACAACCAACATTATCATCAAGTACATCTTTAGCTGGAGCTGATCCATATGTTCTTAATCAAGTCCAACAGGCTTATATTGATGCATTAGGAAGAAGACCAGATTCCGGAGGAGAACAGTATTGGTCTATAATCAGATATGACGAATTAATAAGTCAAGGAAAAACTCAAGATCAAGCTATTGCACAGATTAGAACTGATATTTTTAATAGTGATGAAGCATATCTTAATCAACTTGTTGGAACAAGTGTAATTGCATCGCTACAAAGTCAATATCAAATAGTTCAAACATCAGCTACTCCAGGAACTACTTTTGTTAGTACTGCCGGAAATGATCAACCTCTTGGTGATCTTCAAACTGCTATAAACCAAACAAATGCTGCGCTTATTACAGCAGCTTATCAAGTAGCATTTGGCAGACCTCCAGAACCAATTGAGATTAGTAATTGGGAGGGTGCAATTGCATCTGGTTTGGTCCAAGGTGTTTCAGGAGCACTTTCAGGTATTATAAATCACCCAACCGCTCAAACCAATACTTGTTATTTGGGATTAGATCCTTTAGCTCAATCTTTCTTTGTTCAAGAAAAATCTGGAATTTTTGTAACATCTATAGATGTTTATTTTAAAACAAAAGATTCGGCGGGTCTTCCTGTTATTGTTCAACTTCGCCCAATGCAACTTGGACTTCCAACAGAACAAATATATCCATTTAGTGAAGTTGTAGTTGATTCTAAAGATGTTAATGTTTCAGATGATGCTAGTGTCGCAACAAGAATTAATTTCGAATCTCCAGTTTATCTTGCAGGAGATCAATATCATTCGATTGTTCTTCTGTCTGCAAGTAATGAGTATACTGCTTGGATTTCTAGAATTGGAGAGATTGATATTTCAACATTAAATCAAATTGAATCGAGACAAGTTTTAGTTTCTACTCAACCACTTTTAGGATCTTTGTTTAAATCTCAAAATGGTTCTACTTGGAATCCAAGTCAATATGAGGATCTTAAATTTGTTTTAAATCGTGCTGTCTTTAATAGTAATGGTAACGTTAATTTCTATAATCCAATTTTAGATATTAATAGTGATAATACACCATTCTTATTAAAAGATTCTATTGAAATTTCTTCAAGAAAAATTAGAGTTGGTCTTGGATCTACATTGCAAGATTCTGAGTTGACTTTAGGTAATAGAGTTGTTCAATTTGGTTCAAACGCAAGTGGTATATACGTTGGGTCCGCAGGAACAGCAACATCCAACTTAACAATTACTAATTCGGGAATTGGATATACACCATCTTCAGGATCATTAGTTTATTCTAACGTTTCTCTAACAAACATTACAGGAACTGGAAGAGATGCAACAGCTAACATTACTATTTCTAATGGTGTTGCTATAGCTGCTACAATTTCAAATGGTGGAACTGGATATTCTGTTGGTGATGTTTTGTCCGTGTCTCAAATTGGCGTCAATTCTCTTGGAAGAAATATGAGATTATCAATTTCTGCTATTACAGGAGTTAATGAGTTAATCTTAGATAATGTCCAAGGAGACTTTATAAGTGGTGTAGGAAACACTGTGAGATATATTAATAATTCTGATGTAACAACCACATTAAACGCGAGCACTGGTGGAAATGTATTAATTACAAGTTCTCCAACTGTAGTTAGCGATGGTTTACATATTAAGATCAATCAAAAAAATCATGGTATGCATTCTACCTTGAATAAGGTTCAAATTGCTAACGTATCTAGTGATATTGCTCCAACTAAACTACTTTCAAATTATACTTCCAGTTCTACATCAACTATTTTAATCGCAGATTCTACTAATTTTGGAACTTTTGAAAACGTTGGAGTTGGTACTACAAATCCAGGATACATTAGAATTGGCGAAGAGATTATTTCTTACACAGGAGTTTCTACTGGTTCATTAACAGGAATCACTAGATCTATAGATTCTACTCTTGCGTTTAATTATGTAACTGGTGATCCAGTTTACAAATATGAATTGGGCGGAGTTTCTCTGAGAAGAATTAATAAAACTCATAATCTATCAGATGCTGCTGTTTCTGATCCGATTGATCTTGATTACTACAATATTAAATTGGACATGTCTATAAATGGTGTAGATAGGTCTGTTGGGACAAGTCAACCAAGACTGTATTTAAACACTACAAAATCAACTGGTGGAGATAAAATTAAGTCAACAGAAAATATTCAATATGAAATTATAACTCCAATTGTAGAAAATATAACCCCTACAGGTACAGACATTACTACATCTATTAGAACTATTTCGGGTACTAGTGTTGATGGATCAGAAATATCCTTTGTCGATAAAGGATTTGAAAGTATTAGTCTGAGAGGACCAAATTATCTAACTT